TCAGCGACTATATTTTGTTTTTATGGTTGTATCAGCGCTAATAACTTGACCGTCAACAACAGTCACTAATATACTACCATATTTTGGGAGTGCTTGTCTAACCATAGCACCGTTACTATAAAAATAAATATAGTCTTTGTCATTGTTTTCCATGTTTTACCTCTCTCTATCGTTTCTGTTTCAAGTCGCTAATGTTATAGCGCTTATCCTTGACGCCAAAGACCTTGAATGAATTACCGTCAAGACCTTTCAAAATTCTGCTTGTATTGCGCTCATTGTAAACCTTTCTAAGTTCATCACCGCTTAAATTAGTGTTGATGATCGTAGTATCTCGGTTATTGAGAATATCAAACAGAAAATCTTGCTCCCAGTCTCCTTTCGGCTTAATCTCAGCGTTCTTTGCGCCCAGGTCATCCAGTATCAGATAATCAACGCTTGTCATGAGGTTTAACGCCTCATGCTCTGTTAAGCTAGCATGGCGGCCATAATTCCAACCGTTTTTGATTTCCTTGATGATTTCGGTAAGGCTGATAAACAAGACACTCTTAGGCTCATTCTTAGCCCGATAGCCCTCGTTAATTGCCTTGGCCATAGCGTAAGATAGGTGGCTCTTTCCTACCCCAGTATTGCCCGTTATAAGCGTATTTCCTACCATTCCGTCAAGATACTTTAGGGCTTGCCCCTTAGCAAAATCTAAGAGTTGTTTTTCCTCTGGGGTCTCAGCGATAAAGTTATCAAAGGTTGCTGCTTTCAGCTCCTTGGGAACAGTGCTTTTACTTTCGAGGATGTTATAAGTTTTGAGATATAAGCCTTGATTTTGGCTTTTCTCAATCTCGGACAGTTCCTTTTGAGAAATGCCCTCTTTGACACAAACGGGGCAAATCGGGGCGAATAGTCGAGGTTTGGCCTCGTCGGCTGCTTTTAGTGGGCGATCAAATTGTAAATAACGCACGTTATGGACTGGACAAACTTCATCCAGTGTTACTGTGTGTTTATAGATTTCGAGATAATTAGGCTTTTCAATAGCCGTTTCTGTTTCTTTAGTCATAGATACCTCCTTTAAAATGGCAGTGGTGGAAGGCTACTTGTCAGCGTGTCTTCCTCTGTCTTTTTGTTGCGGTTAGCTTTCGAGTTGCGAACTAATTCAACGGTTAGCAAGTTATCTTGCTTCCAGCGTGCAAGAATAGCTTTGATATATGCAAAGTTCACCTTGCCTTGGTTGACGGCTTCTTTTAGTGCCTCATAGATCAAGTCAGCGTTAAACTCGTCTAGCATATAGCCTAGCTCTTGTTGTTGGATAGCTGATAAAGGTCGCCCGCTTTCTTGTTCAAAACTCTGATAGAGATTGATAAACTCTTGGCTAAAAATAGGGGCGGTGGTAGTGGTGGTTTTTTCTTCTTGAGTTTCCTTACTACTACCCTTACTTACCTTATCTTTACTTATATTATCTTTACTTATATTGGGTTTACCAGTGGTTTCCGTTTGGTTTACCAGTGGTTTACCAGTGGTGTCATCGCTCTCTGTTATAAGTTTTTCAGCGTTTTGCTCTAGCAGGTCTTTATAAATGCTAGGCGTGTATCTGTCTTTTCTAACGGTGTTTTGTTCGTGGAAGTCGACAACAAAATAGACCATTTCTTCGTTAAGAGGTTTCACGAATTGTTTGATAACTAGAAGCCCTAAATTATCCTCACTAGCTCCTATCATTCTGATAATAGGGAATGCTTCCACCACCCCGTCATCGTCACAATTTTGTATAAGGTGAAAGTAAAGGGCTTGGGCTTCCAAAGGCAAGCGCAAGAAGCGATGTGTTTGGGTAACGGTTTTACTTATCATTCTACGGTTTCCCATTGTTTTCTACCCCCAAAAATGCATAAATGCGACTTCTAAGATAATACACTTTGCGTGTCCCCTCTACTGGGGCTTGATAGCGTTTGAGACCAGCTTCCTCCCAACGTTTTAAGGTGTTATAACCTACTCCTAGTTCGTTCATTACTTCCTGGGAAGATATTAGATCTAACTGTTTGTTATTGTGCTTGGAAGTAGCTTTAAGAAAGTCTTCAAAACGATTGTCAATGACTTTAAGTAGTTTGTCTTCAAATTCTTCGCTTAGAATGTGCATATTATCCCCTTTCTAGCAATGTTTCATACTCCGTCAAGTCTTCAATAGCCACCAAAGAGGTAAGCCGTTTTAATTCTCGTCTGACTTGACTTTCAAGAGGTTTAAGACCGTTTAATAGTTCCTCTTTAGTCTCAGCAATGAAATAACCTCTACGCATACCGCTCCTTTCACCAACGATAGGAACGTTATGCTTGGTTGATAGGTTATGAATGGCTTGGTACACCTCTCTAGGGGGGATATTAGTAATAGTGGCAATCTCTCCACCAGTCGTAGCATTAGGACGGCCTTTCTTTAGAGTTGTTAAAACCGCTAGTTCATAATTATTTAATTTCAATTTTGTCAATAAATTGCCCCTTTCTATCTGTCTTGATACACGTTTAGGCTTCCTCATCATAACCCTTAGAATAGCTCTCAAAGCTCTTACAAATACGGTTAAACACCTTTGTAAGGTCTTCATCTTCCACATACTTAACAACCATTGTATAGGTGTTGTTAGCCTCGTTCCCGCCGATTGTGATCTCTGTTGGCTGTTGTTCATACGTTCCGACCATATAACCAAGGATAGCAGTAGATGATACATTGGCATGATCCATAGTTTCAAACTCATGTTTGAAAGTGAATGATTTAGCATTGTCGCTGAATATTTTGAATGTCATGGTTGTTCTCCTTAATTGTAATAATTGCCTTGAGCTTGAATATAAGCCCCGTAGTGAGTACATTCTTTGTGCGTAGTGTTATCTGTCACGGTATCAGTTTTAGGCTCTATATCAAGCTGAAAATAGCTTTTTTTGAGCCATAAAGCAGCAAGAGCTAGCGTTAAAACGATGACTAGGATAATAAACTGGGTAGCAGATAAATTTAATTCTGTGGCCATGGCTTTACTCCCCTCTTTCCTCTGCCTCGTATGCTCGCAATTCTCCAGGATTGTCACACTCGAGCAGATAAAAAGCAATTTTGTCTAGGTCACGGGAATAAATTTCTACCATGTCATAGATATGTTCTAAGAATTTATCCATTTCATGGCGTAACACCCCGTTATCTGCTCCAGTATTTTTCGCAATCATAAAGAGATTAGCTTGGCTGCGTAAGCCTTGCATCCCAGTCATGATGTCATGCAATTCAAGACCTAGTTTGTTAGACTGTCTTACCGTTAATGTATTTTCTGTTTTCTTTGTCATGTTGTTACCTCGATTATGTTTTAACTGGTTATCTAGCTTGTTTATTTTCTGTGATGCTTTATCCATTTTTAAGAGGTGGCCTCTAAGTAGGGGTACACGATACCAGCAATCTATGATATAATTGAGGTATCAAAATACAGATACTAAAAACCTTATTACGGCTTGCCTGCAGTAATTTCTTTTAGTAGTAGTGGTAAAAGGCTTGTGAGTTTGGCGACTGCTAAGCCTTTTTTGTTGCTCTTAATAATCTTCTGCTAGCCATTCCATGACTTTTTGATAAACTGTAGGGCGAACCTCTGCACCTTTTCGAATTTTTCGATATGTGAACTGAGATATCCCAATATTTTCGCTTGCTTGCTTTGATGTTAGATTTTCATCAGCTTGCTTTCTCCGAATTGCTTTCGCTTGGTTACTTGAAATCAACAATTATTCTCACCTCCTGCGCCATAAACTGACGTTTTTGTAATTACATAATATTCCACTTTATGTCGTTTGTCAACCAAAAAACACTAAATAAACAAAAAAAAGTTCCAGTTTTTGACGTTTTATGTTAAACTATTTTTGTGAAAGGTAAGTTATGAATAGAATAAAAGAGCTAAGAAAAAGCAAAAACGGTGGGATGACTCAACAAGAGTTAGCTGAGGCAGTAAGCATCCCGAAACGTACAATACAACGCCTTGAAAACAATGAAAGTCAAATTAAACCCGATAAAGCGCAGATTTTGGCCGATTATTTTGGCGTAGATGTCCCGTATTTATTAGGGTATGATGTTGGTCTTACTCCAGTAAAAGATTTAGCTGGAGATTACTTACCACCTCTTGAGTTGCAAGGTTACGATTATACAGTTTTAGATATAGAACAAGACACGTCAGAAAGATTGAATGAAGTATCAAAGGTAAAATATTGCATCGTAAAATTGCACAAAGGGGATGAATTGCCTTTGTTTACGGGGTTTCGTGCTATAATTTCAGACTATGATCGTGAAATTGTCATAGAATCGAGTTCAAAAGGTGCATTACTTAATGCGTTTAGGGCTACTGATGCCCTGCGTGTAAACGGTTATAAAAGGATAGGGTCTCAATTCAAACACTTTGGGGACTATATCAATAGCCGTAAATATGAAGATAGTAAAATCTTAGAAAATATACTAACTGACTGGCTTGATATCGTTGGGATAAATAAAAAATACGTCAATATTTCTTATTTCAGCGTTAACTCACCAACACCTAGGAAGTAAGCAGCTTTTTTCTCCTACTTCACTCGAACTTCATTCTTTTTCAGCTCATTATTTAATTGTTCGCTTTGCGAACGAATGAAATTGTAATGATTGATATAACACTATCTCTTAAACATATAAACCACTCTAAAAACTTTATTACGGCTTGCCTGCTGATGTTTAGAAAGGTTTATCATTATGAAGATTAACGAGATAAAGAAAAAAGACGGGTCAACCGTCTATCGTGCTAATGTATATCTTGGCGTTGATGCAGTCACTGGCAAGAAAGTAGCAACTAAAGTCACTGCCAGGACAAAAAAAGAACTCAAGACCAAAGCCCAACAAGCGCAATTTGATTTTAAAGCTAATGGATCAACACGCTACAAAGAAGTTGCAATAGAAACATACGAGGCGTTAGCTGCTTCATGGTGGGATAGCTACAAAAATACAGTTAAAACTAATACAAGAATGACACAAAAAGGGCTCTTAAATAACCATGTTTTACCGTTGTTTGGTGAGTTTAAACTGGATAAACTAACCACGCCGCTAATTCAGTCTATGATGAATAAGTTAGCAAATAATGCAAATACTGGTGAATCTGGTTCATATCTTCACTACAATAAAATTCATACCCTTAACAAGCGCATTTTACAATATGGCGTGGTTTTACAAGTTATTCCCACAAACCCAGCCAATAACATTGTTTTGCCTCGAAATACTCAAAAGGATAAGAAAGCCAAAGCTAAGCATTTCAATAATGATGAGCTTAAACAATTTCTTACCTATATTGATAGCTTAGATAGTTCTAAATTCAAATATTGCTATGATATCACGCTATATAAGTTCTTGCTTGCTACGGGTTGCCGTATCAATGAGGCTTTGGCTCTCTCATGGTCTGATATTGACCTTGATAATTCGGTTGTCCATATTACCAAGACATTGAATTACCAAAAAAAGATAAACAGTCCAAAGTCAAAGTCTAGCTATCGAGATATAGACATAGACGCTGAAACAGTGGCCATACTCAAAAAATACAAGCATAGACAGATACAAGAGGGCTGGAAGCTAGGAAGAACTGAAACAGTGGTATTCTCGGACTTTATACATGAATACCCCAACAATAGAACAATGTCGGGGCGTTTAAGGTTGCATTTCAAAAAAGCAGGGGTAAATAATATAGGTTTCCACGGTTTCCGTCATACTCATGCCAGCTTGCTTCTTAACTCGGGTATTCCTTATAAGGAGTTGCAGCATCGTCTAGGACATTCCACTCTTTCAATGACTATGGACACTTACAGTCACTTATCGAAAGAGAACGCTAAAAAAGCAACGTCATTTTATGAGCAAGCACTAAAATCTATCTAA